GCATTTGCTACCGCCGCACAGGGGGCTTTGGCTGATACCTCCTTACAAGACCCTGCGGCATTTGCTACTGCGGCTCAAGGAGTAAAGGCTGATAGCGCACAACAACCTCCATCCGAAGGGCCGTTTGTAAATGGTGATAAAACAAAATTAGACTCTTTAGCAAGTCCCTTCGAGCATGTCCGTCTTGCTCTTACAAACAACTCATTGGCAAGTCAAGGTTCAGGAACCAACTATTATCTTGAGTTAGCAAACACAAGCGATTTTTCAAACACAGGAAACACGACTAATATCGTTGCTACAAACGACACTCAAGACTATGTGCTTCTAAAGGCTGGCGGAATGTATATGGTTGTTGTTTCTGTTGAAATGTTCACATCAAGCGGAACAGCCGCACAGGACTTTTGGCTACAATTGGGCAACGGAACATCAACCAACGCAGAACGCCGCCATTGGGGAACAGCAAGAAGAAAGGTAAAGGCAACAAATGTTAATGCTGACTGTGCTTGGAACGCTCAAAAAACAGTTATCATTGATGTAGCGAGCGGGGGAAGCGATGAAAAATTGTATGTCATTCCGTATGTTAATGGCGTGAGTTTTACTGTAAGAGCATTTGACAACAACCGAACCAACATCACAATCACACGAATAGGAGTGTCCACATCATGAGCATGAAAGCAAAATTGGAAGCACGATACCCTGATGAGGATTGGTCGCAACTTGATGGTGGGGTTGATGGAGAGCAACCTATTTTTTGGTTTTCAAAAGGTGTCTATGGCGTTAGCCCTGACCTTTGGCCTTCGGGCTTGGATGAAATGACTTCGGATGAAATAAAAACATTTTTGGAGAGTTAAGTATGAAAAGAGAAGGAAAAATTGTATATATCCCCGCCGAAAGGTGTTGGAGCAACATTTGGATTGAAGAGACGCCCCACGGGTATAAGCTTTATAGGAGCGGAAAGCATCAGCATTTTGCTGTCATACCGCATTCACATGTGAAGTCGGTTGAATATAAAGGGTGAAAAAAATGGAAGTAGAAACTGCATTGATGGTCATAACCGCCATAATCGTTGATTTGCTTGTTCTTGCCTATGCTGGCAAATGGATGCTTGCTAAGTGGAAAGAAATGAAGGCCGATGGCAAAATCACGGTAGATGAAGTTCTTGATGCCGCCGAAGAAGTTGTTGATAAGGTAAAAGAAACAATTGACAAATTGGAAGGCGAAGAGGAGTGAAGTCGTGCAATCTTGTAGGTTGTGGTTGTGTAAAGGGAAGTGAGGAAGAGTGAACACCGATGAACGGTTTGACTCTATCGAGGATAGGTTGCGTTTGCTTGAACAGGCGGTGTTTGAATTGTCCACAATGGCAAAATACCTGAAATATGCCGCAGTTGCTTTGTTTGCCTCCCTGGGCGTTGATGTGCAGGGGGCCATGTGATGAGTTATTGCTCCGAAACCGATGTTTCGTCCCGTTTGGGCTTGGATTCCCAACAAAGAACCCGTGCATCATCCCGAATCGCAAGTGCTATTCGTCGTGCATCCATTGACATTGACCAGGAGTTCCTACAATATGGCCGTGCTACGCCATCCGAGGACACGGCCGCTACGACCTTAGATGGTGCTATTACGGCGGGTGCAACATCAATCACGCTTTCAGATGCATCATCCTTTGCATCATCGGGCAACGGCAACATTGATGGCGATTCTTTCAAGTGGACCGGCAAATCATCCAATGACCTGACGGGATGCACAAACATTTCTTTTGACCACCTATCGGGTGTTGCGGTCCAACAGGGTGAGTTCGCCCATGTTTTGCGTGAGGTTTGCGCAGACCTTGCCTCCTCGTATTATCTTGAGGATGAAGCAATGTTTCAAACGGGTGCCACTATGTCGGGTGGACACCGCTCCAATGTGCTTCAAAAGCGTGGTCTCGACAACCTCCGCCGTTTAGCGCATTTGGGGAGTGTTGATTGATGGCAATGGGCCAAAAGACCTTTCGCCGTGGCGGTAAGGGTGGATGGGATTATCAAGTCAAAGGCCCGTATGGAGCATTTGCTATGGGCGTCTCATGGCGAGACTATCAACTCCAGGCGTTTTTGGAGGACATCGCCCATGAACTTGCGCCACAAATCCAACGGATTATTGCCATTGCCGTGAAAGAGACTCTTGACGATATTATGGACTACGCACGATATTTGGGGGCAACAACGAACAGTGCAGTTTATGAAAAGATTGCATCGTCTTTGGTCATTGAAAGAGAGGAAATGGGTCGTTCACTTGCATTTTCCGAATATCGCTTTAGCATTGAATCCAAGGATGGTGCCGTTGGAAGCCGTGGCGAAGAACTTGCGGTGCTCTACAAAGCATCTCGACCACGATGGCAATACCCAAAGTGGATGAATGACAAGAAAAAGTTCCGTGGAAAGGTTGTATCATCAAGGGCTTATCGTCAAAAGACGGGTAAGGACATGGCACCCGCTTTGGGCTTTGGTGAGTATTCACCGGGTATCAATTTCGGCAATGAAAGAATGCGTCCCTTTGATTGGGAAGAAGAGGTTGATTGGCACATTGAAAGCAAAATTGAATCAAGGCTTATGTCATTGATGCGCGAGCAATATGGGGCGATATGATGGCGATTGCGAACCGTGAACAATTTTGGCAGTTGCGAACACATGGGACCGACCCCACAAATGCACTTGGAACGGAACATGAACCATTTGTTGCCACGGGAAGTGGTGCATCGGCTACGGGCGGTGCATGGACAGTCACCAACCAAACCCTTTCTTTTTCCCCTACATCCGATGCCTACACCATTTGGGCGTTGTTCAAATACAACAGTGCTCCATCCAATGGCGAGGTTCTTTTGACACTTAGCAATTTGACAAAAAAGGTGGAGATTAGGGCTACGAGCCTGACCACTACCCTTGATGTTGTCGGTGCATCAACACAGACAATCACCGGGCTTGATTTGACCAACGAGGAAACGGTCATTCGGCTCACATTGGATTCGTCCGGTGCGGTCAAAGCCTACAAACATGAAATCATCGAGGATGATAGCGGAACCGACCTATCGGTGTCAATCACGGCTACATCGGGTTCATTTAGCCGACAAATCAAGTGGGGAAACACATCGGGCAACATTGCGTGGTTCAATGTGTTCGCATCTACGGACGGTGCCTTTTCCCCCGATGAATTATCGCACAACGAGTTCGTGCAAGATTCCCTTTTCCGTAGTGGATTCAAGGTCATTGACCTATTGCAGAACTCATCACGCCCATACCTGAAAACATTGGTTGATGATTCGGCCATCGTCTATGGGTATGACATATCAAACCAGATGCTTTCCCGAATCCCCTCGCCATCTATCCATGTGCTAATCCGCAACCTAAGCTCGGAGGACATGACCGCCCTTGGTGGGCACCGTTTAGACACACGATACGACATAGAGTGTTTTGTTGTTTCACATGGCACCGACTACAAAAATGCGTATCGCAAGTGCATAAACATTATGGGAGATGTTTTTGATGAGATTATGACCAATTTTGGCCTTGACTTTAACCACGATTCAATCATTGGCTATCGGATGAGGCTGAATAGCAAGGTAGAGGACGACGACCACATTTGCACTCACACAATGACCTTCAACGCAGTTCGCCGTATGCACTTGCAACGACGATGAGTTCATATAGCCTGTTATGAATAGACCAAAATAAGGCTGGTTTTTATGGCATACACCATCGGCACAGGTAATCGTGGAATCGTTATCCGACAACAGACGAACTATGGAACGGTCGGAAGTGGCACTCAGTTCTTTGGTTTGATTGATGATGAATCATTCAACACCTTGTTTGATGTGAATGCTCGTGCCGACATGACCAAGTATTCGGCACACACCACCAAAACGGGAAAGCGATACGGCGAAGGTTCAATCAGCATGGCTTTGGACGATTCGGTGTTTTGCGCTTTGATGTTGAAAGGCATTTTCCCAAAGGTTGCTACCACCGGAAGTGGCGACCCCTACACCCACGCCATGACCGAAATTACCCACGACCAAGGCCGTGCTGGAAGCGACACATTCCCTATCTACGAGTGCATCATTCTTCGTGATGAAAAGGAGCACACCTACAAGTCTATGCAAGTGAACAACATTACCATCAGCGCATCCGTTGGTGAATATGTCATGCTTTCCGCTGACTTTGTGGGCAAAGCGGAGGATTCGTCTTCCCCCGGCGCACTTTCCGCCGAAAGCGGTGCATTTGACCCCGATTCCTACATCAGCGAACCCGTTCACTTCCAATCCGCCGAAGTCTTTTTCAAGAATAATGGCACAAAGACCTCGAATGTTTCGTCCGTTGAACTGTCTTTCAACCTAAACCGTGATGTTGATGCTTCATTTGCTTTGGGTTCCGAAGAATGTGTGCGTGAGGCACCACCACAACTGCGAGAAGTCACTGGTTCCATCGAGTTCATTGCACCTATCCACTCCACCAGCGTTGATGAGCCGGTCTTTGGGAACATCATTGATGGCGGCTCGTCGTCGGTGTTTAACCCAGGTTCGTCCAACCCGGCCATGAAACTCACCTTTACGAGCACCACGAACCACGACATCATCATCAAGCTCTACAAACTCCAATGGGAAGCCCCAAGCATGAATGTGTCGGGCCGTGATACGCAAATGATGAGCCTAAACTTCACCGCCCTTTACGATGAAACGGCAGGTAAAGTGGGCGATTGCACTATCCGAAACGCCGCTTCTTCTTTGTGAGGTGCTTTGAATGTCTCACACCATCACCGACAAATCTAAACTCACCGTGGTTCAGGTTGAAAGTGATTTGGCTACAATCCATACCGACATTCAAGCCGCACTACGAGGCTCGACTTTTGCCAACGGCGACAAGATTATTTCCATCAACATTGAACGAAATAGGACGACCAACAATGCTGTTGCCTACATCACCTTTGAAGACCAGTGAATGGTTTAATATAGCCTGATTGATTTAACACCACATAGGGGAAATACCAATGCCTTTCAACCGATACCTAAACGGCGTAATCCGACAAGCACACTTTCGAGATGATGTAGTCGGAAATGATGAACTTGGTGCATCGCACCCAAAGCACCTGACCTTCCTCTACGACTTCGCAACCTTGGGTGGCGGTGCTGGTGCCATTATTCTTGGAGACGAGAATGGTGATGCACAAGTTGTTCCCGCTGGCTCAATCATCACCAACGCATACATCAGTGTGCAAACCGCAGTCACCTCCGGTGGCTCCGCTACCGTGGCTTTCGGTATTGTCGGAAACACCGATGCTTTCAAAGCCGCTACGGGCAAGGCCTCCTTGGGAACGGATGTCGTGCTTGCTGGGACCAACGACCTTCCAATCACCGATGCGGTGCCTATGCAGGTCGCCCTAACAATCGCTACCGCCGACCTTACGGCTGGAAAAATCCGTGTGTTCGTTGAATACATCGAGCGTGGCTACATCGCTTGAGGTGATTACCTATGACCGAATCCTGGACCGACAAGAACGGAGATGTGTATGTTCTTGATGCGAAAGCACCCGAAGGGGTCATTCGCTATGTCAAAGAAAAGAAAAGCAAAGCAAAGAAGAGTGTGAAGAAGAATGCCAGTTCTAAGAAAGGAAATTGAACTTGACGACGGAACAAAAATCTGGGTTCGCCAAGCGAGCGGCTCGGAAAAACTGCCCATTGAAGTAATCCAGGCAAAAGCAATCCGCAAGTGCCGTGATTTTGGCGACCCTACGGAATGGACCGAGGAACAAAACGAGGAGTTCCTTGAAATCATTGACAACCTTGGTGGTGGCATTCAACAACAAATCCAAACTTGGATTCCCCCATGCATTCTTTCCGACACGGTGAAGTACGAGGATTTGACCTCGATTGAACTGCGACGAATCCTGGCCTTTGTGCGGGGAGATGAAGAGGATGGTGCTATCCCTTTGGAGCGTTCCCAAGAGTAGCACCGATTCTTTGTAGTGCATATAAAGGAGTTCTCCCGTCGGAATTGTATGAAACATATCACGGCGAGGGGGGCAAACACCGAATGGAACTGGATTTGGAAGTTGCGATTGAAATATCGCAACAAGTCAAATCGGCACACGGCGACAAATCAAAGCCCAAGCGTAGCGCAAAACAGATGGTTGCTACGCGCAAGCAGCGGCAAAAGGCAGCTCTAAATGCTCGCATCAGCGAGGACGATGCATTTAAAATGTTGTCGGGGCAATCATAGAGTAAGGGGGGTGTAGCATGGGTAAGGTTGGTGGCCCAAGAGTCTTCTTCGATGTATTGGGTGCGTTCAATGCCCACCGACTCATCAAAGATGTTAAGGCTCAATCAGCCGTCATGGAGTCAATCGTCCTTGACTCGATAGACTCTATCGTGCAGTCATTTTCGGGTATTGCCGTCGTGATTGATGGAATGACCCAAGCAACGGTTCACACTGGATTGGCGGTTGGCAAGGCCGTTGTTGAGTTTGAGAAGTTCGCTGGCGAAAACAAGGAACTTCAAAATGAAATCATTTCCACGGGTCAATCCCTTGGTTTTACCGCCGATGAAGCACTACGAGCCGGTGCAAAAATGGCACAGTTGTCGGCCATCTTTGGTGAAACTACAACAGCCGCCGCAACCAAACTTGGTCAGGAGTTTGCTTTGATTTCCGGTATGGGGACGCAGGAGGCTATGACGGGTCTCATCAACCTACAACAACAAACCGGGTTCATGTATGGCGACATGACCTCCGACCAATACCGACTATTGGATGCACAGGAACAACGCAACACGGCCGTTATTCAAAGCACCAAGTTCCTTGACGAAATGAACACGGTTGAAAACAAATCAGCCGCCACCATGAAAGGCATGATTTTCGTTATGAACCAGTTTGCCGCACAGGCTCACACCACGGGTGAGTCTATCGCAAACATGGCGGCTATGTCGGCTACGCTAATTGAAGCCGGTGAGGAGCAAGGTAAAGCGGGTCGTGCCCTCCGTATGATTTATGCACGCCTTGGTTCAAACATACAGGACAACAACGAGGTTTTAGCACAATTTGGTGTCGAGGCCAAAGACGCCGCTACGGGTGGTGTCCGTCCCCTATCGGACATTCTTGGTGATTTAGCGGCCATCTACCCATCCCTGACCGCCGAACAAAAGCAAAACATTTCACAGACCGTTGCGGGGAACGACCATTATGTGCGGTTCACCAAGCTGATTGAAAATTATGGTCGGTTTAGCGAATTGGCTACGGATGCCGTGGAAAATCAATCAACGGCACAAGCGGAACTGAACCGTGTGTTAGAGTCAAACACACTTGCCTACGAGGAATCGGTTGCCGGTCTTGAAAACATGAAAGCCGAGGTCGGTCAGGGATTGCTTCCCGCCATGACCCAAGCCAATTTAATGCAAACCCGGTTGATTGAAGGGTTTGTGGACTTTGGTGAGGGTGGCTTTGCCGTATTGGGAACAATCGTAAAAATCCGTGAATACTCCCGCATTTTGGGCGGCGTCTTTGACATGTATTTGCAGATGAAATCGGTGAACATCTCGATGGCCGTTCACGAAAGCATCCTAAAGGCCATTGCTGGCCACGAAGTCGTCAGGACGGATTCATACCGAAAGCAGGGTATTTTTAGCGGTATCACGACATCAAACCAAAAGGAATTGTCCCTTATCATGCATGAAATTGCCATCATTGAAGATGCAATCAAAATGCACAAAACAACTCAACAACCGCTGGATGAGGCCCGTGCTTTCCAAGCGGCAAAGGTAGCGCAAATGCGTGAACGGCAAATCACCGTTGAATCAAAACTCGCTGACCTAAACACCCGAAACTTCCATGCCATCCAAGCGCAGGGTGCGGCATACGAGGAGGCATCAATGCTTGTCAACACGCTGAGACAACATGACCAGATTCGTGGTGAACAAACCGTTGTTTTGACAAACGAGTTCAAGCAACAAGTGATGGCAAAGCGAAACGAACTCGGTCTTATGCGTTCCATTGTTTCGGCACAACAGCTCACAATTGACAAAGCCAAGGCTGAACTTTTGTTGAGCAACCGAAAACTTACCGTGCAAGAAATAGAGGAATTGAAGTATAAGCCACGGGAACGGGCTTTGCAAGTTGAGCTTGAAACAAACAGGGCTATTTTGACCGAAAAAGAAAAGGAACTTGCAATCCTTGAAAACATCATCACTAAGGATTATCAATTGCGAGCGGGTAAATATGCGCTTATGACGGCACAGGAACGATACAACGATTTGTCGCAGGAACAGTTGTTCCTATTCAACAATCTTGGTATAGCCGAATCCGAGCTCATGTCATTGGACGCACAACAATTTGCGGCACTCATGACGGAAATTGCTTTGTTGGACGACAAAAACCAGAAGCTCCGACAACAACAGCTTGAACAAATCAAGGCAAACCTCGAAACCTACAAAGCCATTCAAGCGGGGCGCACCCTTTCTACGGAGGTCAATCGTATGAACATAGCATTTAGCAAGTTTAGCATGGCCGCTGGGTTAGCATCAATGGCCCTGGGTATTTTCGGGGACGATACCGATTCGGCACAAGCGTCCATCATTCTCATGACGGTGGCAATGATTCCCGCCATCGGCCAAATGTCCATGATGAGCATTGGTATGACGCAAGCAGCGGTCTCGGCCGGAACAGCAACGGCCGGAGTCAGCGCATTGAATCTTGCGTTGAAAAGTCTGCTTATGACCGCCGGACTCGCTATTCCTCTTGCAATCCTTTCCTACGGTTTGGCAAAAATCTTCAACAAAAGCAAAGAGGCCAATGCGGAGCTTGGGAATCTAAACGACACCCTAAAGGTGTCTCGAAACCTTTTGAAAGACATTAGTGAGGAGGAGGCCAAAAATTACGATGTTCCCTCACAACTGGTTGAGTTCTACGGCGAAAAGATTGACCTCACTAACAAGTCATTGACAGAAATGAATCGGATTCAGCAGGCCGCAACACAGCGAATGCTTGACCTGAAAAAGACCCGTGATGGGTTATCGGAGAACGACCCTGTTCGTGCTATGCTTCAGGACGACATCAATGCACTTTCAACCTTTGCGACAACAGCCTCACAATTGAAATCTGCGCAAATTGGCCTTGAATTGGTGAATGTGGACAGCGAAACCCGAAAACTCCAGATTTTAGCCGACGCATATCTAACAAAGGGCACCTACATTGCTAATCAAATGGGAATGGCCCTCACAAGGCAAGAAACTGCGCTTCGCCAAGTGGTCGTCACCTCGGATGTAGGCGGCGAGCCATTTACCGATGTTCAATACGAGCAATATGTTTCCAAGGAGTCAATTACCAATATGAATGTCTTGATGAAAGGCATTGCCGATGGAAGCGTAAAACTGAATGACCTCACTACGGAGGGTCGCAATTACCTCATGAATTATATTGATGCCTTAGAAAAAGCATCAACCTATGGGTTTAATGAAACCATTGAAAACATCGGGGACATGGGCGAGGCATTTACGGAGGCCGAAGACAAAATGCGAGCCTTTGCGAATGCTCGTGAGGAATTGTTCTTTGGTGGCAAATCGTCCTACATGAGCGGGGACATGATGAAGCAAGTCGTGAACAAAGGTGTGGAGAACCTTTACAGCAATGTCGAGCTGATTATGACAAACAATTTCTATGGTCTGACATTCAACGAGGCTGTGGACACGATTAGCGATAGAGTAGTGGGACGGTTGCTTGCAAGCGGCGTCCCGATGAATACGAGTTGAGAAGAATGACAAGAAAATTAGATGGCAAGTTTGAAGCGTGGCTTGCGGGATATTACGACGACTTCATAGGCACTTTTTGCCAGGTGGACGACCTAAATGACCCAAATGCGGCAACCTACGACCACGAAAATACCCATCACGGCAACACCTTGAATGGTGAGGCACCGTTGAATCCCCGCTTTCGGCATAGTGTCATTGAACGAGACGATATTTCCCAATCATACCCATTGGAAACATTGACCGGCGATTCATCCTACGACCATGACGCGGCAAACAACGGCATTCACGAATACATCACAATTGACCCGCTGCGGCTATCCGACGGCGTGGAATGGGAGGGTCGTGCTACCCCCCGTGCTCCACAGTCATTTATTCATCAGAATCGTGCCTATACGGGCATTTCCGGCACGGGTTTATCATCGGGCGATGGCTACATGTGGTTTGTCAATCCCCGAAAGACCAACAGCCGATATTGGCTTTTATCGGAGCACGATGGTTCCTATGGCCGAGCGAGCATGAAGGACTACACGGCAACGAGTGGGTCAAATGTCCACCCAGATGCCCTTTCACATCTGGGTCTATCGGCCGCAAATCGCAAAATGGGCTACCTAACCGGCTATTTCCAATGGCAAGCCATGTCCACGCTGGACGCATCAAAAACCTCGCGTGAAAACATCGGACAGGTTGTAAAATCGTTGGGTGGCAAGCCATTTTTGGTTTTGGACTCACGCACATACAGCAATCTTCCCGCCACACCAGCCGCCGAAATGTTGTTGTTGATGTATGAAGGCAATTTGAACGCTATGGGGGACAATGATACCTTTCACATTCGCATGGCACACCAGTCATTTACCGAATCGGCTGACCCACAATATAAGCCATCATGGGTTTTTGACATTGGCTACAAAGCGAGTGCCGTGTCGGCCACCGCTACGGGTCTTGGAACAACGGCCGCAATCACTCATGCAATCACGATGGCACAACTTGCTGGTGGCATAGAACACCATGCCCGTGATGCAGTGTGTGGTGTCGGTGCCGGAACAACAACCACCACGGCCCTCGACGACATTTGGAACGACATTGATTTTGTTATCAATTTCACCACACAAAAATATGAAGTTTTTGTCAATGGTGTGAGTGTTGCATCAAATCAAGCTCTAAACTCACGGCCCGGTGGTGGGAGCTGGGTTGCATCGGACCTCTACGGGTGGACTTTGAAACTCGCCAATGTGGACAATCCCGCAAACAACACGCCCAACTCGTGGCTCGTAAATACTCTAATTGACCGTGTAGGGTTGATTCACCCAATTACGAACCACCTTGCAAAAACGACTAACAGCGTGGCATTGGAATCCATCAATACCCGAATGCAAGCAAATGGATTTATGACCGGGCAAATGAAGGTTGTTGATGATTCAACAGCCCTCGACCCATACCCACTCATCAGCGGTAGCACTACGGATGATTGGAGCGTCTTGCTTTTCCGAAACGGAGACAATCGCCCTATCATCCAGGGGACAATCACAAAAGTCCGTATCAATCAAGGATTGATGCAACAAACTCGCAACATCCAATTTGATTTTAGCGACAACGGACGCTCGATTGACCGACAAACCGCCGTATGGGAGATTGGCCAGACTTTGAACACGGGCGAGGCTGCAACGGGACTTTTGGGTGAAGCGGAAAAACTCTACAATGCCATGTATTTTGGTGCCGCCGAACTGAAAAGCCTTGATGATAAAATCGGCTTTATTGCATCCAATTACGAGGAGTTGCGAAACCAACGAACCCAATTGTATTCCAGCCACCCGATTCAATTCTACAACAATGAAGATACGCTTGGTCCCAACAATCCCGAGGTCAATTGGAACAGCGTTGAAATCAACACGGCGGTAGATGGGACATCAGGTGGTAGTGGCGGAACTCTCTCCAAGACGGTTATTCACTACCCGAATCACGGTCTTTCCGGGGGCGATTCAGTCACCATCAGCGGTGCCGACAATTCTGCTTTGAATGGCACACACAGCATTCTCACAACACCCTCCGTAGCAACGGATTTCTTCTACATCAATGTGAACTCAGCATCCGGCAGAAGTGCCTTGGTTAGCCACTTTTTGCGTGTCAAGATGGGTGGCAACAACAAACTCGGATTGGTGCTTGACCCGACATCATATACGGTCCCACCCGCCGAGGACATTTACGGCAAAAAGGTGGGTTTGCATGGGTATTCTGCCCTTTTGACCCGTTATTCATGGGACGGTGGCGTATCAACGGTTCTTGGCAAAAGAACGGGCACCGGAAGCATCGCTGGACGCATTGTTTTGGTCATTGATGAGGCTTGGAGCACGGTTTCGTCGGATGCCAACCTAACAACGCCGCTGGCCGCACCCTACATCACGCCGTCCGTATTTTGGGATAGGCCTCGAATGACCGCCACGGGTTTGACCGATACCGGGGACTTCACAAAGGTCGCCAACCGTGCGAATCATGCGGTTTGGATGCGTGATTTGCCCAAGTCGCTTTGGTTCAAAAAGATGTTTGGGCGTGTCAAGGAGGACGCTATCACCGTTCCCCACTTTACATCGGATGTTGAAATCCACACATCGGCCCTCACAAGCGCATCAACACAAATCACAACGAATATCACCTACACCAACAACACACAGCGGGATGCACAACAAGCCGCTTTGCTTGCATCCGGCGTAGGTGAAATCATCAACACAAATGGCACCGTGGACTCTTTCGTGTTCAATGGTTGCACCACCTCAGGTGGGCGACAGGTGCTCACCGGGGTCAAGTTTTTGTCGCAAAGCCATGCTACCGGCAAAAAAATCAAGTTCCGTGATATTTCGGACGATTACAAGCACATTTGGGTGCTTTGGGCCGACATGCGAAACAACGGTTTGGCTGACGCCGACGGTTCAGCTCGGAAAAACAAGTTTGGCTTGCTTTACCCTACACCTGACAATTACAACATCAGCATTTCCTACACCGACCAAGAGGACATTGATGGATTGCCCTCGTCCTTTGTCAATTTGAAGGTCGGGTATGATTGCGATGTTTGGGAGTGCGATGCCGAAACCGAGCCCTATTCGGGTAATTCATGGTCGTCATTGGGTTCGGACTCTTTGGACACAAAATACCGCAACTGGGAGGACAAAGCCGGTTCCTTTGTCATTCTTGATTTTAGCAAGTTTTTCAATTTGAACACCGAGGCAAATGGTGGAAAGACCGGACAAGTTAGCGGTGGTCGGATTACACTCGGAGACCTTGTGATTGACACCGAGGGGCATCCCGCTTTGATTGACGATTATTGGCAGGAGGTTCCGGCTACCCCGGCGAATAGTGCGGCACCATTTTCATACCACGAAAACTGGCACAGATTTTTCAGCGCGGGGTCAAATCTTGCTGCAAACACCGGAACGGCAAATGTTGCCTTGGGTGATACCGACATTGTTTTGGAAGACACAAGCGAGTTCCCCAACTCCGGCATAGGCATGATTGAACTTGAACGCAATTCGTCCAATGCAAACACCACCGAGCGCAATTTGATGTTTTACATCTGGGAATCCAAAAATGACAGCACCAACACACTGAGTGGCGTGTCAATCATGGACCTGGATGAAACGGCTTTGACCGAGGACGAAATCCGTGAATCCCTATTTTTTGCTTTGGCGGCATCTACCCGTGCAAATGCGGCGTTTGGTGCGCCCAAGGTCATTCGCTACAACGACTCAATCAACAACATTACCAATGGGTATGACAAAATCGTGTTCTATTCGGGACTCAGTGCCCCGTTTGCTCTACGATTTATGATGTCTCTAAATGGCTTTGTCGAGTCCACAAACATTGGAACTTATTATGCAAGCGACATGTTCCGTGCCCTTGGAGTTCTTTCGGGTGCCAATGTTCCGTTGAATCAGTTTTCGCTGCCCGTATCGTTTGACCTCAACAACATCCCAATCACTCGTCGCATGACAACAACCCAACAGGCGGTGTCAAGCACGGTCAAGTCCTACAATGGGGCATCTGGTTCAACCATTGACTGGGATAACTACGGAGGGGCGTTTGATGCCCGAGGCAAAAGCATAATGTCCATTATCACCGAATTATCCCAAAAAATAAGGTTGGGTAGCAATTCACAAAGCACGATTTTTACCTACACAACTGGTCGTGATGGAAAGCTCGATTTCCGTCCCGCTTACAACAGTGGCTTTGCCTTTACCCGCAACAATCTCCGTGTATCACAAATCGAGGGCTCACCACAATCCCGCATCACGAATGTCCGTGTCTATTACAACAATGGCGCATCCTTTATTGACTACCCGACAGCCGCAAGGGGAACCGAGTTGCGTTGGAAATACATTGATTTGCCATCTATCAGGTCAAACAGCGAAGCGTTTCAAATCGCAAAGCGCGAGTACGAGCGGGCATCTACGCCATCAATGAAAATCGTTGCAGAACCATTGACGCCCTCGACGGACGACGACAAGATGCTTTTCGGAGCACGCTATGGGTATGTAGCCGATGGGGCACACCGAACAATTGATGCACAAAAATACTTGAATGGCAACGCACAGACATGGACCTCATGGTTCAATGGCGTTCAATACAGCGGGATGCAAAATTGTCTTGATGGCAACCTAACTTGGGTTGGATTTGGAACCGGAGCAGCGTATTTCAGCACGAAATATGCGGCCGGTCCAGACGGCGGTGGTTCATCGGGCGCATTGGTTGGTGGTGCCGACCATGACCCAAAATACTCATACACATGGGTTGGGACGAAATCGGTGTCAGACGCCGTGCGTATCGTCCACATTCCCAAAGACTGCCCCCTTACCTCCAACACATCGTCCGACGACCTAAGAATAGGCATTCTGTTGGCAGATTCATACACCACATCAACATCGGTAGATGATGTAGAGTTTTTGTTGGTTTTGATTGACCCAAACACAAGCATTGGGACGGGTGGAGGTTTGTCCACAATCACCGATGGCTACGGCTCTACAACATCGGTCAAGTTCAAGCATAGTGGATTCCATGAAATCGCTATCCCCTCGACCTATTGGACGGGTGGAAATGGTGCTACCGGCAATGAACGCATTGTCGTGTCAATCAATGCGGAGTATCTCCGTGCTTTGCTACGCAACCGAAACGGAAATTATGGTCAGGGTTCGTTCCAATACGCCAATGCACATGATGTGGCTGGATTTAACACAACCAACGGTGGTTCGGAGGTCCGTTCCCATTCACCATTCCCCCTCGGATTGAAAAACAACGCATCCATGCCTACGGGAGACAATCCAATTTTCCATGCCCCACGGGTCTTGATTACCGAGGATTTGAACTTTTACCCATCAACCGTGGTTTCCTACACCGATGCCGCTTTGGGTCTTTCGTCTGCAACCAATTTTAGCGTGAAAGAGGTTGCATATTCTGTCAAAAATAGAGACCACGACAATTTGGTTTTGACCCTTGAACAAGATGAATCCCGTGCTTTGGGCGGAATGGCCTCCTACATTGCACCCGACATCAACGATGGAAGAACACCTGGAAGTGAACCAACCTATACTCCATCAACGCCGGGAGCTGGGAACGCCGGAAATCCCGGTGGTAGTGGTGGCTACCGACCTTCCTTCCCGCCTTCTAATTTATTTCCTCCCGAAGTCCTTCCACCTGTCGGAGGATATATACGCAAGTTTGATGGGGCTGGTCCCGGTGGTGGAACGGAAACAATTTCCGGTCAGACTGTTGGGCATGAAATGCTTGGTGTCAATAATACCACGGATGGTATGTTTGACCAAATCAAAGGTAAAATGGACTTCCCGGCCGAGTTTGGGAATGCCGATGGCGATTTCAGCATTTTGGGGCAAAAGAAGGGGGGTGCCCCGGCGCAAATTACAAAATCCATCGAGGGGATAGATAATGTTTGGTCAGGAGGCTCGGGTGCCGCCTTTACGGAGGAGGGCGTCATGTTCCCTGCCGATTCAATGTCCACCGATTCTTTGACGCAACACATTCACGAACACACGCTGCAAATCACCGTGCCCCCTGATGCAATCGGCAAGTTGGTGGTCGTCGAGGCAAAGGTTTCAGCCGGTGGGGATAATGACCAAACGGCAATTCTTTTCGGAACCGTTGAATGCACACAAACAAGTGATTCGGCGTCCTTTACCTGTCCTTTGGAGTCTGCGACCGAAAACCGTTTGACCACGATTTGTAGCGTGGACCTGGATGGTGCTGATGTGCCGGGGAACACAATCAAAATTACCATTCAGCGTCAGGCGGGCAAAGACAACGACAATGCCCGCTATGGCTCGGTTATTTTGCACAGCGTCAAAGCCAAGTTTGTCCGTGCGGGATTGAATGCCCGAAGTTCTATGTCCCGAGTTTTGGGGCTAAAGGGCAACGGGATTCGTTTTTCGCTGGATAACTAATCCGCACCCCATATTAGGGCAGCCTTTCGCAGCATCCGGGCTCGGTTGCGTGATATGCCATCAACCGTCATGAGTTCCTTGATGGTGCGCTTTTTGCTCAAGATTTCGTTTATCCCACCATACCTTTCTAAAAGGTTGCGAGCCGCCGTTGGCGTGATACCCTGAACACCACAAAGCATACGGATTCGTGGGTCGGTCTCGGACATGATACCACCCTGTAGGAACGGGTTGCCACTCCTTTTTCCCATGATAACCATTTGTGTGTAATTGGTCTTAATCCATGAAACAAAGTCTTCCATCGTATCAACCTGCATAAACCGAATCTTTGGGTGTCGGATGTGCAAGGTTTCTTTGTAGGCTTTGATGGTTGCATTCATCCGAGCGATTTGTATTGCCATTTGCTGGCGTGTGGGTCGCTTACCTCGAACGAATGGCTTTAGGGAGGTGCCATAGACAACAAGGAATGCCGTGTCAAAATGGTCTGCCAAATCGGTGAGTTGTGCATTGACGGTCCTCGACCTACCCTTTCCCGTAATGCTGTGGTAGAGGTCATTGATTTCTTTTGCTTCAACACCCCATCCCATCTCCGGAATGATGTAGTCGCCTACCGGCAACCGTTCAAGTTTTGCGCCGCCCTTTTCGTCCAATGATGCATCACCCAGGGCCATCAAAATCTTGTTGGCAACCTTTGGGTTCTCTCTATCATCAATCAACAGCATGCTTTATATCCTATCTCGAGACCGCCTATAATCTACGGTGCTACGCCATTTTCAAGAAGGAACATGACCTCCTCGTGGACACACAAAAGGTCAATATCACGAGATAGGCAAAAAATGCAGTTCTTCGTATTCTCTTTCCACACAAATTGTTCCTGGCACTCAAAACATTCCCATATATGAGTCTTCACGGCAACGCCTATGCTTGGCAACCACTATAAACTTAACCCAATGTTCCGTCATATCGGAAACATCTCTCCGGACACATGCCATGCGCCGAAAGCGATTTGCAGGTTGGCGATTGCTTGTACTTCATGTTGGTGCGAATGCCCTGACGGGTCAATCGCTCGTTGAAATCACGCCACCCCAAAGAAACAATGTGCTCGTAGATTTGCCCCTCGATGGATTCCCATTGTTCGTCGGTCAAAGTGTCTGGATGTGCAAACCATCGCAACTCCTCCGACAAATACTGGACCAATGCGATACGGGCAAAGTGGGTAGGGTTGTCTCTTTTGACTCCCTTTGATATGCAGGGTGGAACGGGAATGTCTCCGATAGCATCATGTGAAACCGACGCATTCTGCGGACCTACAACGGCCGCTTTTGGTTCCGGGTTGTCATGTGCCCAGCGAACCAAATCATGCGTTTCTGACACCGTTCTGACGCCAAGAAACGGGCATAGCGATTTGCTGTCCACCGTGGGCTTTTTGGGAATGGTGAAACCATGCGGGTCTGCCATGAAGTGCTCGGGGTCAATGGGGACTGACCATCGGCCACGGGAGGGGTTGAATGTGTTTGGGATGCGAACCAATTTTTCCGGCAAACCCACACCGTCGAGGGTTGCCAATCCTTTAGCCATTTTGCGTTCATACCTCACCAAATGACTCCGCCATTCGTGTCCAATGACTGGACGGGTGAATGGTTGATAAACATGAAAGCCTCTTCCAGTCGCAACAAGTGAAACACATGACGGACCACCCAATCGGTTGATGAGTTCGGACACATCGGATTTGACTGCATCAATACCACCTTTCTCGCCGGAATCAAAGTCCCACCATGCGGTGTTTAGCACTGCCGTTTTGTAGTCAAACTTCCATGGTTTGTCCACGCGCTTTTTGCGAAACGAGAAAAGGGACATGTAAAGCGACGATTTGCCGTTTAACCTGCGAATGTAGTCAATCAACGATTCACGGGACGAACATTCTTTGCGCTTCAATCCCATTTCACGAGGAAACATGAACTTGCTCACCACATTCGGTGCAAGTGGCGACGACGATTTCCTTTGGTTCAACACCCTCTTGTCCAACCGCAATCACCATCCTATCATGTTCAAGTTCTTTACAACCGCATTCAGCACACGCTTTGATTTGCTCCATGTTTGTCCCACGCCGACGCCTATATTTAATCGCATCGTTCAGCAAACTCGATTTGCTTTGACAAATCTATGCCATACTTGTTCTGTGCCGATTTGAAAAACTGAATCGTGTAGTCCTGGCCACATTGCTCTACCATGCATTCAATTGTCGAGAGGTCATACTCCCAAATCTCGCCGCAAACGAAAAGTGCCACATCAACAAAAGTCATTCTTCTTCCTCCGTTGGGTTGGGGGCCAATCCATGCATCTCCGGTTCACATTGGGTGGAGAAATCACACCACTGAGCACACGAATAGTCGTCCCACTTGATGGGCCATTCCCGTGTAGTGAGTCCGTGTTTGACTTGGGCAAACCTCTTTGTGAAAGCGGTCGTTGTTCGCTTGTTGATTTTTTCAAGGACAAACATGCCTTGCGTCATGCCAAACCCAACGGTCTTGCTTCGGGTAGCCTCCATCTTGGCCGCATATTTCTCGTTGGCGGCATCCGGGGCGATGTAAAGGAAATGGGTCGCCATCGGCAGTTCCTCGATACCCGATGATGGGAGCGCACTTAGCGAAAGCATGTATTGGTAGAATGCGAGTTCTTTGCGGGTGTTGTTGTGCTTGAAATCACTCCACTTGCCCGTTTTGATTTCAACCAAAGCCACATCACCGTTCTCAAACATGATGAGTCCGTCAAAGGCACCCGTCAAGACCACATCATTGATAGGGTCATACACCTTCAGTTTGGTCTCGGCCATGATGCACTCCCACGGCCCAACCTTTTGCGTCAATGCATCAAAAATCTCCATCGAGGCAAAGACGGCGTTATCGGCCGCCACACCAAGTTCGGCCGCCCTCTCGAAAGCAACATCAACCTTTTTTGGGTCTTCAACAAGCGGTTCCAAAACGCTGTGAATGTTGGTGCCACGAATCATTTCCGGTGTCCGAGGGAACGGGGCGTCGGGGAGTCCGATGTATCTCCACCAATACTTGCGGGGACAACGCTGATACAACATGTAGGAGGATTTACTCATACGAAGAACCGTGTCTTCGTCTATCTTGGTCGGGTTGTAGGTGCTCTTCGGTTGCATATTAACACCTATGACCCCGTAGCATATAAAGACGCCGTTTTTCTATCTCAAAGCCACTCCACGGCATCAACGCCGTTCAACGAGTTGTAAAGTGGTTGCATGTCAAATCCAACAATCTCATAATACGGCTTTATCTTGTTCACGATGAACTTCTCCGCCATGTGTTTGTAGCCAATCTCAGCAATACCTTCAATGTCGGATGGGTCGTCAAATGCGATGTATTGACCCTTTGAATCAATGACAGCCAAAAAGTCGGAACCCTTTCCATAGCCTTTCCCAAGATGTTTGTTGGCCCATGCCGCACCAGCCCGTGCCTCGGATAGGACGGAATAATTCTCAAGGTTGTGCTTTAGCCGACCTTTGATGCACAGGTCAACCTTAGGGATGAACCCTTTCACTATGTCGTTGATAATGTCTTGCAGTTTGCTTGTCATGGTCTTTTCCGTCTCGAAGCTCAACAAATCATTGATGCAGTCGGACATGACTTCTTTCATCACGGGGGGCAATCGGTTCTGTTTCAATTCAATACCCTTCACATAGAGTTTGGGGTCATGCGGCTTTCCGTCTGTCCATGTGGTCATACCAGCATATCGGTTCTTGGCGACAATCAACATAGAGCTGCACCACTTTTCAAACTCCGTCTCGATAGGAGCCATGTTGCGGTTGATGATTTTTATGTCCTCACAGCCCTTTAGAGCCGTGCTACACAGAACGAACACCGAGTCCGTGTGTCCGTAAATGACCTTCATGGCTAATCGCTCACACTCATCACGCAATCGGAACAATGTTTGTCGAGATGTGTAGGTGATAGCGGCGGCAACCTTGGGGTGATACAACCCATACTTGGAATCGCCAGCAGCCCCATACATGGATGCGACCAGCGACTTTGTAGCAAACTGCATAGCATCATACCGTGCCCGTTCATCATCGGTCTTGGCGTCTTTCATCAACGCTTTGTATTCGTTGCGCAGGTGGGTCATTTTGTCCATCTGCCTACCCAACAACCCACGGTCGCCCTGTGTAAAGCATGAGCCGTTCCCACAATCCTTGCCGTCGTCAGATAGGGTGTCCCATGAAATGTTGTGTAGGTTCACATTGGAGTGATACATGGCCTTTATGTCCATAATCGCCACGCCCTCGTATCGGCCTGGGATGGGTTGCATGATGTCAGCACCTTCATAGTCCACTTTGGAAAACATGGGTTTGGAGGGGATGCAATAGTGGAAGTCTTTGTCGTTTATCGCCATCACCGTGAAAAGCCTGGTAATATAGGGTGCGGTCTGAATGTCGCATTGAACGATATGTTGGATGGCGAGGTAGTGGTTGATGGCGTTTAGGGCTTTGTCCAACCGAGGCAACAATTCAACATCTTGAATGTTGTAGTCCACATAGGTTTCAAAGTCGCTGAAATAGGTATCGTGTCCATTCTTCAAAGGCAACTTGCGGTCTTTCAAAATAATCTCCGCCACGGTGTCAAGTTTTTTGTTGGGCAAAGCACCGTTCTTTATCTGCCATAGATGGGACACGGCAAGCATAAGGTCAATGACCAAGCGGCCACCGATGGGTTGTTGCCAATCTCCAAAATCATACCGAATGATTGATGATGAGCCACCACACAAAGTCTTGGGGTCAAGCCCACATTTGTTCATGCGTTCAATCAAAACTCGACAATCGGCATTTACCACATTCCAGCCGGTGATAACATCGGGGTCGCATTCTTTCATGTGTTGGGCAAAGTGTTGAAGCATGTCCCGTTCATTGGGGAAGTATTGAATCACGGTGTCGAGGTCTTTAATCAGACCTGGGTTGTATGGGTGTTCGGCACCCATCCGAAGGAAGTTAGACCACGCCCTCTCGGGCTTGTCCGGTCGCACGGCCCATGTCCACATTTTGTCTTTGAAGTTGTCATAGACTGAAATGATGGTGATTTCTTCATTGTCGGGCAACCACTCCATATCCCAATACCAGATTCGGTGGTCATAATTGCTGAATGGCCCGTGGTCTTTGTTGTGTTCCGAAAGGGCTCGGTTTGTGAACGGTATGTTGCATTCCCATGTGTAGAGGTAGTCGTTTTTCAAAGCCCCAACCTCGGCGGGGTCTGACATGACGATTTTCACAAGCGGTTCGCCAAAGACTCCCGTGTAGCCTGCCTCCTTGTAGAGACATCGCTCGTGAAACTCGGCATCATCTTCGTGTAGGAATCCGAAGGGGTGATAGTCCTTGATGGTGTATTCGTGGCGTTTGCCTGAATCATCACGATACCTGACTAATACCCGACGGCCACCTTTACGCTCGACTATCATGTATCATTGATACACGACACAGCATATAAAGACGACGGTGTGTAGTCTTATCGTCGGCCACGAGCTCGTGTTGGGATGCCATGCTTGTTTAGCCATGTGTAAATGGTCATGGGAGAAACTCCGAACATATCACCAATCTCCTGCATGGTCATTTGCTCGGTGATGTATTGCTCGACAAGCCATTCTTTGTCTCGGTATTTTTTGCCGGAGACAAATGGGACGGGGCGGAGAACCATTTGATAATCTCCACAATCGCTCACAACGGAACTTCCACTTTCAAACACCGGGTCAATCTTAAAAATGCAATCAACCGTTCCTTCCGCATCGGTGAGTGCGAGTTGAACGGAGTGGTTATTGTCGGACATGGCTGTTCCAAGTTGGAGAGTGGTTATAATGCTTTTCTTATAATCATAGCCATAATAGCGAGCTTCGTAGTCCTCTCATGACCGCCGACATAGCCTGTGGGCAGACGGCATTGGCTATCACAAGATTCAATTCACCCTTTGTGAATGTGTCCTCCATGAGGTCGTAGGCATCGGGGAAGCCACCCAAAAGTGCTTTCTCTTTTAGCGTGATGCTACGAATCTTGGTGAACAAGCCATTGGGGTTCTCGTATCGTATCGTGGGGTTTTGGCTGGTTGTTGTGTTGGCGACGGTTCCGCGAGGTCTGTCGCATAGCGTGTTGCGGAGGCAATCGGATTCACCAGCCCCACCCATATTGAGTAGGGCATCATCACGCAATCCAGTGGCATCAATAACCTCATCCCATGCCTTTGCACCACCTGTTTTTGTCAATGACCAGCCCTCACCGGCAAAATACCGATAACGGTTTTGTGGAGCTCCATAATCGGATGCCATGACCATTTGATGGGGTACTGAGGGGGATATGTGATTCCTGATAGGTGGAACATTCTCCATTGACCATGAATCGCACATACCGGCATTTTTCAGTCGTTGCACCACACGGAGGAACGAGTGAACAAACCGCATGGCCTTTGCTACCTTCTCCGGGTAGAGTTTGCCCTTTGCCGCCGATATTGCCTGACATGGTGGTGAGCCGTGAATGTGGATGTGATACCCAAGCCGACCATCCATGTAGGGTATGAGTGCCGCCTCGACCAATTCAAAGTCGGCATCATCATCGCCTAACTCGTGCAAGACAAAGGGAACATCGGGATAATTGCGCTTGTGTAGGGCTTCCGCCACACTCCAATTGTCCACAGACAAAACAACCTTTGCACCTGCGTCGAGCATACCCTGGGTAGCACCTCCGCCACCACAATACAAATCAACGCTGATAACCTGTTTCACAACCATTCACCAAGCGTCTTTTGCTTTGCTTGGACAAGGTTAATCGTTTCCCATTCTTTCAGTTCTTCGTGCGACCCGTTGTAAAAGACGAGAACATTTTGATGCATCTTGCCGATTTTGCGATTGCGCTCAAACTGACGGGCGACACGCAAAGCCAATGTCCCCACCACATTTTGTAGGATAATCTCGTTGTAAAGTCGGAACCCATGCACTTGACAGGCCTCGATGGTCTTTGACACGAAGTTGCATAGGAAACCCTCTTTGTCCCGATAGTCCCCAACCACGACGGCGGCGAAGGTATTCGGTTTCATCTTGGACAATGCTTTGCCCATGATAGCGGCATACGCCTCGTCAAAGTCGGATGAATCCATGTTTGAAATATCGGCGGGGTCGTCGGAATACACTTCCAAATCACCATACGGTGGGCAGGTCAAAAGGAAGTCAAACACCCCGTTAGGCCATTGGTCAAGGGTTTGTAGGCTATCTCCCACATTCCAAATAGGCTTGTAAAAGTCGTCGCCAAACATTTCATTGGCTTGGGCACGATTAGCATTCACTTGTTCTTCACGGAGTTCGTGTCCGATATAACACAAGCCCATTTTTCCGGCGACCACACCACGGACTGAACCACCAGCGAATGGGTCGAGCACCGTGCCGTCCTTCTTTGCGAACCATGTGTAAAGGATTTCACAAAGGGCTGGGTCAAAGATGGAAGTGTCGGATTGGGTGGCAACCTGAACATCACCCGTTTCATCCATCCATTCTTTGATGTTAAATGCCCGTGCATCTCGACCGATTTCCGACTGAATACCCAAAGCAACCCACGCCCGCTTGCGTCTCTGCCAACGGTCGGTGCTGGTATTGATGATGGAGAAGGGGTTGTCCATGAACCGCTCCTGAAGTCCATGTGGGTTCTTTGCCATATTCAATGTATGAACGGCATAGGATATAAAGGTGCCTGTTGGCGGTCTGCCACCCCCTTATAAGCACAAATAAAAATATCAGAAAAACGCATGACCAGACACCATTTTTTCTTTCTGAAAGAATCAAAGCCATGCCGGTTCCTCGACTACCCTAATCGGTGGGGTTGGTTCAAACCAGTGTTCCTGTGGTATGATGTCCCGGTGCCCAATCACCCAGAACAAATCGCCCTCCACCAAATGTGGCAAGCATTTGGCTTCATAAATCGGGTCGAGGTCAATGCCGCAAATATCACCATGCACGGCGTCGTGATAACCATGCGCAGAAAGCGTCAGAACGGTGTTTCTGCGCCATCCATCGGGCGCATAGTGGTCTAATCGCCGGTCGGGATTTGCGCCCACAGAAACGCCGAGAACGGGCAAATCTAAACCCATGTCTTTCAGTCCCCAAAGGACGCCAGCGAGCGTCATACCCGAGCCAACGGGGACAACGATTCTCTTTGTTTCGGCCGGTATGTTGAGTGTTTGTTTCCTTGTTTGATTAACAGCCTCCCAACACTCCATTCCGAATGGGATTTCAACAAAGGATGAATGAGCCAATGCATCATCACGGGCTCGTGCAACAATCACGGTGTTGTAGCCGGGGAAGTGGCGAATGACTTCGGCTCCATTTTGCTCGGCGTGGATGGTTTGCATCGTTTCCTTGCCCCGTGGGACATGCACCCTACACGGCACATCAAGATGTTGGGCAATGCGACTCACAATGGACACCTGCGGGGAATGTCGAGCACCGGCCGTGATTAAACCGTCAGCACCATAGGATAGATACCAGCATGTTCGGACTTTGCCTCCACGGACACCTTTCACATGGAAAAGGTCGTCTCGCTTCAACATGAATCCACCAATCCTTTGAATGGGCGTAAGCTCGTTTGGGTCGCTGGTCAGATGTTTAACGGACCAATCATCCATAGGCCAAAATGGCTCGGAGGACGACTATAACCTTAAGCAAGAATACCTGCTTGGTAGCACCATCCCATACCTGCGGGGAGTTTGATTACCATTGAAATGCCCTGGCCGTATTCACGGAAGTCGAGGAAGTATAGGATTGCATCGCCATTCACATTGGCCAGCACATTTTCCAATCCACCCTCATACGACCATTCAAAGTGGCTTTCTTTGTCGTCTGTTGATTGGGGAATCTGTGGAACACCCGACCCATCAAATAGGGTTGTGGTGAAGCCTTTCATTTCTTCACCCACACCGACGGTCAATCCCTTTTCATCAAAGGTGAACTTGTATCGGTTCAATCGCTGACCGTTGATGTTGTCGGCACGCAAAGCCTCGTGGAGCTCGTTGGCGTCAATTGCCATGCGAATGAATGGTTCAAGTCGGTCGCCATTTGACATCTGATACCCGATGAACACCGGGTCGCCCTCGTTAAAGAGTGTCCAATGAAACTTCTTGGATAGGTCATTGCTCTTCTTTGACCATTCGGTGATTGTGTCGGACGAGTGGGGGAATACCAAACCGTTCAATGAAGCAACCAGTGTGGTTTGCTTTTTACCGGATTTGACCAAAATCTTGTTGTTTGCGGCATCATGTGTGATTGAAACCGTCGAGCCATGATTGGCAAGAACGCCAAGAAATACATCAATGTCTGGAACGGGGATGGGATTAGCGTTAATGTTCTGTTCGGAGTCCAACTCGACAGCGAAATTGGATAGGCTGGTCTTTCCATCCCGAACCAAAGAAAGCGTGTAGGCTTGTGTGCCATCAACTGCCAATTGACAACCGCTAACTTGCGGAACGGAACGGCCACCAACATTCTGGTATCGCTGTGTTCGCTTGAGCATGTTCACGAGTTGTTGTTTCTTGACTTGCATGTGTCTCACCTATTCTGTCCTTTGTCCATTTAGCATATAAAGACGCCGCTTCACAACCTGTAAATCCATGTTCCATGCGGGGGTTTGATGTCAGATTGTATTTCATCAATCGCCTTCCACACTTTGTTCATGGCGGGGATGTCGTCGAGGACCATTTGCATTTCTGCAATCACGGCCTTTAACATCTTAACCTCACTTTCCAATTCGTCAATCCGTGAGGATTGCGTGTTGAAACTGGCTCCGGGGAGTGGAGAACCCATTCATTCACCACTTCAATTCGGGGATGCCGTTCCACTTGACTTTCTTGTTCTTGATGGTGAGAATGTCGTGGGTTGAACCAACAAGCTCCATGCCACGGCCTTTGATTTCCTCGACAGTTGCTCGGACAACCCATTCGCCCTCATCCAAAGAATCGTCGGCCTTGACACCAGCAGCGTCGTCGCCTTTGTTGCGGTATCGGGCAAGGAAGACTTGTTGGGAAACGATGCGCTGGGTGCCCTCCACCCAATCAACCTTTTCACCAATCTTCATCAGACCCTTTTGACCTCCACCCACATCCACATAGGTCTTGTGGTCTTTCAGGTGGAAGGTGAAGAACACCTTTTCAATGGAAAGAGCGTGGACACGGTTCACGATGTCTCGGAACAGTTGGTTGCGTGTGCGCCATTCCTTTTGGTTGAAGGAGTCGCCTTCTTCCTTGATGGTTCCCCGTTCAAGGAGTTTGGCGGTCATGGCAAACTCGCACCACTTCATAAATGTCGAGCCACCGTCAAAAATGACCGCACCGTGGGAATCCGCATTCTCCTGAATGTCTTCGGAAAGAAGGTTCACGAACCAACCCACTTTGTCAATCAAAGCGGACCAGTTGGTGGTGTTGTCCTCGTTGAAGATGGATTCGTCCGATTCGTCGTAGAGGGAGAAAATGTTGATGTTGTCTGCCTTTGGATAAAGGTGGGCAACGGTTTCACGAGCGGAGTTGTCAAAGTCAAAGACGGTGATGGTTTTACCCGAATCAACACCGGCCAGGTCCAAAGCGAGACCCGTCTTGCAGGTGTTCTCTTTGCCGACCAAAGCCATGCGAACAGGTGTGGCGTTTCGTCGAGCCTTTTGGCGTTCAAACACGGCCCTCATGTGTTCTCGGCCGTATTTGGGAGCCTCGGGCTCGGTGGTTGCGGATTGTCCCCAACCCATCAGGCATCCCACCCATCATCTGCGTTGTTGGCAACGGGGGCGACCTCATCAACGATGAACCAGCCGTAATTGGACATGCGGGGCTCGCCGTCTTTGTTCTTCCAAACGGCACCCGTGGCCAGGATGGATGAACCAACTGCAAAGGTCATGCGGTCAGCGTGGTCGGCCGGAACCCGAATCTCCACGGATGGGGCGGCAAAGTCCACAAGGTCTCCAACGACGATGGTGTAGCCACCGTTGTCAGCGGCGTCAATGTGCGAAACCTCGCCAACAACACCAATCCACTGGTCCCACCAATCCTCATCGTCCTTGTGGTCGTCGTAATACTTGCCGAGGTCATTGAATGACAGCAACAATTGGTGTGGTTTCAAGAACGAAGTCAAGAAGCCCTCGTTGTTTGAATCCAAAGGTGGACCGGGCAAGACGGATGCGGCATCGGGGTCTTCGGTGAAGAAGGAAACACCACGGCGGGTCCATGCACGACCGTTTCCGGTCTTGGCATTGGGCTTGCCAGGTTTGACGGGAATGACGCCGGGAACAAAGGTGGGCTGAACCGGAATCGCTTCATCACCCGTGAACTTGATTTCATACGGCTGAACATCGCCGCCGTCCAAAGAACCAAGGAAAAGACAAGTGCGCTCCGGGTCGCTGGTTGGTCGAGGGGCACCGTAGCGGTAATTGTCGTCGCCACTGGGCCACTTGGGCATACCCTTGTCAGCGACGAGGTAATAGTGGAAGCCTTTGTCGTGCTCCACCGTTCCCTTTGGCAAGGAAATGACAAACTCCTCCGATGAACCCGCTTCAAAGGCGGTCTTGTTCACCAGCGATGGGTTGGCAAGGCGGTTGAATCCACCTTCAACGGGGGTGTAGAGGACGATGGCACCATTGGAAACCAACGCCTCAAGTTCGTTGTCTCCCATGTCGGCAAGTTGGGTGTTCATCTTGCGGTAGGCCATCTTCGCCCAATCCTTGTAGGGGGGCGATGTGATGAAACAACCACGGAGCTCGACGCAACCGGACGAAGCGATGCTTCGTTGTTGGGTGATGAGTTGTCGTGCGGCGATTCGCACAGCACGGGTGTTTTGCTCTTCCGGGCTGAAAGAGCCATCCCATGTGGCTTTGTTCTCATCAAGAACCTTCTGCACCTGACGCTCAAGGCGTCCTGGGGTGGTTCCTACTTGTTTTGCTACGGCTTGCATATCGGTGGTCATGTTTTGTTCCTCCTATTTGATGGGTTGTCCACATAGGATATAAAGACACCGATGGTTGTTCTTAACCACACAATGTCCTCACAAACTCGTGGACTGCTATCGTATCATCAACGCCATTTATCAAATCCCGCTCGGCCTGAACTGCCGCTGATATAACCCGACGCATGGCTTCATCGGATGCTGGGTTCTCCAATGCGTAGTCAAAGAGGCCACGCACCAACTTACGGGGGTTCTTGACGAACCCACCTGTCAATTCTTTGTAGGCACCCTGAACATCATGGGAACGGAAACAAAGTCGGAGTACGAGTGAATAATTCACATCGGGGGAAAGAAGCGATTGGATGAATTGTTGCTTCGAGGTATCGGTGGGCTTTGACGCATAGGTTTGTAGGGCTCCGATGGCATTCCGCATGTCTCCCGAATGCCCCTTACAAATAGCACGAATGTCCACATCGGGTATGTCGAGGGACTCACATGATGCAATGATTCCCAACCGCTTAGCCATTGACTCCTCATCAACGGGTTCAAAGGTTCTTACCTGGCATCGTGATTGTAGCCACGGACTGACCTTTGTGAGGTCATTGCATGTTAGGATGAAATAGCACGACGATTCTTCAATCACACCCTTTAGGGCATCTTGTGCTTGTGGAGTCAATCGGTCGGCTTCGTCCAAAAAGATGATAACCTCGTTTAGACCGCTACGAGATAGGGGAATGATGTATTCCTCGATGAACTCTATCCCACGGAGTTTCTTTGATGATGCATTGAACTTGTGAAGTTGCCAACCCAAGGTTTGTGAAATGATAAAGGCCATTGTGGTTTTACCTGTGCCCGCCCCATACGAGTTGAAGATGAAGTGTTGCATGGGCGCACCGTCATAGAGAATGGCGTTGATTTCTTCCTTGATGGATTCGTTTCCGACGAAATCCCAAATAGCCTCGGGTCGGTGTGTTTCCCACCAAATGTTTCTTTTGTTCATCAGTATTCACCCGCCCTGCGTTCACCCAAAAGGAAGATGACTTCTTCTCTACACATCCTACAAAGTCGGTCGAGGTCTTCGGGGCCATTGCAGTCTTTGCCTTCGCAAATCAAACATTCGGAGTATTCGTCTGCATCGGTCATTCTTCTTCCTCCGTGTTCCTTTTGAAATCTTCTTCTTTTTTGTAGCCAAGCATAGCCCAAAAGGCTCGACCCATCATAGAACCTTTGCTCAACCAATCACCTTTGATGATTCTTCCCAAAACCTAAGTGCAACGGCGACCTCACATTCATGGTCGCCACAAGAATAATAGGAAACAGGGCAATAGATGTCGTCCTCCTTGACGGCATCATTTTGACAGTTTGAACATTTTGGCTTTCCCCAAGTCATCCCAACATCGCCTCCTCGTAGGATTGCTTCGCCATCATGTCAAGCTCGTAGTCGCAGTATTCGCAGGTGCCGTGATTGATGTGGGCGAGGTTATCACACATCTTGCAGAATGTCAAATCATACTTCTGAAGAAAGTGGGAGAACATTGACCGTTGGATTCGTTGCACGAGCCTTTTGACCATGTTTGAATCATGGACGGCACAGCATATAAAGACACCGATGGTGGACCTCATGCCCCATCTAACTGTGCTTTCAGCCATGTAATCTCGTAGCGCAAATCACGGATGATGGTTTCCGCCAAGATGCTACTTATTTTTTGGAAGTGGCGACCGCATCGAGGACAATCGCCCCACAATCCTTCCGATAACTCCATGTCCGGTGCATGGGTGCATTGGAGGCCACATTTGGCACACCACGAATCAACACCCTTTACCTTCCATTCACAATTCCCATTACACGCCTCCATTTATCTGACCCCCCGATATGAACATGAAACATTGTATTACCTTACGATTATGGTTTAGGTTGATTGCCTTTAGTGCTTCGCCAGCATCATCTATCTCGTTGAACATTACGATGTGCATAGCCATTCCTGCTTCATCCGGTCGAGCATCACAAAACCAAAAGCCCCGTGAATCATCTACAAGGTCGCAATACCTACCGGCCGAAAACCAACAATCCTTGCCACGAAGGAATGAAATATCCACCTCCCGTGTCAGGCTATGGTCTTTGTGCGGGTATGCCGCTACTAAATCTCCGGCCCCCGGTATCATGCTGACATCAACCCCGTTCCTCCACACCGTTCACAATCCGGGTCTTTTTTGCAGTCGCATGGCATTTGGAGCTTTTGACCATCAAACAGACAAAAATACTCACCAGTCATTCGGTTTATGATGGTGTGTTTTTGGGCTCGGAAGCAATTGCATTTTGGGCACTTTCCAATCCATGTTTCACTCGCCATCGGTTTCCCCCCAAAGGTCGGGGTATGCCCTTGTCATGTAGGCACGGTGGAGCAAAAGGTATGCGAGTAGGTCGTCAATCAATTCTGCTTCATTTGCTTTGCTCATGTTTGACACAACAGCATTTGCTGCCCTGTCAATGTAGGTTCGCAATTTTTTCTGCAGATTGGGAATGATGTGGATTGAAGAAACCTTCCTATCGAGTATTGGAAGGATGTTGTGATACATGGTGAGTCTTGTTGTGTTTAGTGCCCCGTGGAGTAAAGCAACCTCCTCGTCCACCAAATACCACCCACGGTCCTCCGGCACCATGTAGTGCTGTTGTTTGCGTAGGATATAAAGACACCGATTCAAACACTTGATGATTTTACGCAGAACAAACAACGACCGTCGAGATAGTCCTTGCGTTTCCGGGCGCACTCCAAACACCGAATCACATCATGGGACTCCTCCGCCGTTAGGAGTTTGTCGGGCATGGACATGACAAGTTCCCTTTCGCTTTTGATGATGTCTCGGTTGATGTCAAAAAGCGTGTGTGTTGCTCGGTTGCCCGATTCAGTCTCTACCACGACCTTTCCGACCTCGACCACCTGACATGACTTGTGAAGTAGCGATGATATGGAATGTTCCGTCGGTATCTTCAACAATCGGTTCTCGTCCATGATGCGTTGGTAAATCTCGCTTTTGTTCATGGCCCCATGTTTCCAAAGAGTCTCCAAAAGGATTCTTCTAAGAATGGTGTTTCGGCCTCGCATCACAAAGGGATATTTGAATGATGCCTATAACTTCAATCATGTTCAAATACAGTAAGTGATTGAAAGAGGTTATCCCCCACATCAGCGTCATTGATGTGATAGTGCTCACCATCCATGCGGGCTTGGGCTTTTGCATAGAGTGGGTCATAGATTGCTTTCCAAATCAAACCCAGGAGAATAAACAACCCGAACAGAATGAAATCTATAACCATTGGGTTAGCGTTTCTTGAGTTTTGCCTATAACATCTTGCTTCGGGTTTGCATCACGCAGGTCGTTGCGTAGGTCTGGCGAAAGCGATAGCAGTTCGTGTGCATAGACATCAGATTCACGGAGGCCCATCGCTTCAAAGGCCTCCGGCTTTTCTTTCTTCTTAGGCCACTTTGGACTGCCACGCACAGGACGCACGCAGAACGCCGCTATCGCCCGTGGGTAGGTATCGGGTAGGGTGAACGCCGAAGCGGCCAACAGACGCCACGCAGACGGGTTGTTTTTGACATTCTCACGCAACCATGAAACCATCAATGGGACTGGCGTTTCACTTTGGGATAGAAGGCGGTATGCATACTTGCGGTCGTTCTTTGTCAGCATGGCGTTTAGTGGAGCGTTGTAGGATTGTTTGCTGGCGTTTAATGATTCGTGGATGATGATTTGTTCCTTGATTGCCTTTGATAACTTAGGCACTTTGTCGCAGACAAACACCAAACGAAACGACACAACATCAATCCACTTCTTGATGGTCTTTTCAGAAACCTTTTTGTCAAAGACGATGTAGGTTGTTCGAGGTGCCGTGGGCAAATACTCCATGCCGTGGGAAATGATGTAGTCTCCCTTTTGGAAGGGGCGTTCATCGGCGGTCAGAAAAATCATGGTTCTTCCCATCCCGTGCCAATGCCGCAGTCATTTTGGTTCAATGCAAACTCGACGATTCGGCTTGCGGCGTTGCGGTTGATGTTCCATGCTTGGGCCAGCGACTTTTTGGTGATGGGGTATGACCCGACATACAACTGATACCCTTCGGTCAGTAGGCGAATCCAAACACCGTCATTTTTCATGGCCTCCCAAACGGAGGGGATGATGGAGTGCGGGACACTTCTCTTTATCCTACGCCAAGTGGGTTGCTTTGCCCACCACTCACGACCTTTATTCACCAAACCATTCCTCCTCCTCAGTTATGTCAATGATGTTTGTTGGTTCCTTTAGAGCCGCCAACCGCAATTCCACTTTGTCAAGCAATTGTGGCTCACCGGCCAACACATCAACAATGACGCCCATGATACCTTCCACGCGGTTGTGAGCGAGCAACAATTGTGAATCAACACCGATTTCCTGTTTCAATTGACCGATGAGCCGTAGGGACGAATTGGCATTGCCCACCAAACGGCTGGCGTCGGCAACCCATTCCGATGTGATGCCTTCCTCGTCTTTGCGTTGTTCCAGTTCTTCTATCCACGACACCAATTTTTGTGCAATGTCTTCGGCAACCGCCAATGTGCTGATTGATTCGGAACGAGCCCGTTCAATGGATGCGGCCTGGGCATGGTCATACACCCGATGATGCTCCATGTGGTCTGATACCGTCCCGAAAGGCCACCGTTGTTGGGTTTCGAGATGGGTAGGCAAAAGAATGCCAGCACGGATTTTTTGCTCCCATGTGCGGCACATAGGGTGAGCACACATTGGGCAGGGATGGTCGGATTCCGTCAGAACCCAAGCCAATACCCGTTCCTCCGTATCGTCCTCCGTCAATTCAAAACGGCGACGGATTTCATGTTCAGTCCTCATTGTTCAATGCCTCCCCAAACAATCTTCTTCGTGATGGTCTCCGAAACTTCGGGTGTTGGGGCGTTGCCGATGCGACAGACGATACCCTTTCTACCCCGGCCCTCTTTGCGAGGAATGTATTCAAAATACCACGATTGACCCATGAGGTTCTCCTCCATCCATCTCTTTGCCGCCTGATAGTCGTTGGTAATCATGCGCTCGACCTCTTTCAACAATTGCGATTTGTTGATGTCCTGTTGCCAGAATGTGTCCTTGATGAGTTGTAGGTCTGCATCCATGACATTGCGGCGCATACCCAACGACGACTCCAATATCATAGACAAGCCATGTGTCATTTTGATGTCCAATATGCGGTTGCCCTGATAGTCGGGTTGCATCATGGTATAGCCAATTGCAAGCCGTCGGAATAGGTCGGATTCAAAGGAACGAACCTCCGGGCGTTCAAGCCACTCCTCCAATCGGTCGTCAAAGAGAACACCCGTGGGTGGGTTCTCCATGACTTCATCTTGGCGGTCAAGGAACCACTTGCGAATCTCCATATTTTGTGTAGCCAACCTTGCTCGGTCTTGATTCGTCATTTGTGCTTGTCGTCGCTGTGCCCTTTTGTATTCAAGTTCTTTTGCGGGGGACATTTCAATGTCAATGATGAAGAACCGTCGGTCAAGACCTGACTCCAATTCAAACCGTGCCGGTTGTGTGCCAGCCCAAAGAGTGTAGAGTGTGGTGTATTGAACCCAACCTGATTTCATGGCTTTCATCACCCGTCCGTTGTCCGTTGATGTTAGGAGTTGGTTTTTCATATCAACGGAGTGGTCTTTCTTTTGTGCATCGGATATGGACGAGAACTCTTCAAAGCCCAAAAACCCACAACACAATTCACGAGCCAATGGTCGGCCCGTGATGTTTCCGTCCTCATCCACCGAACCAAACATACCGGCCTCCGTGATGCTGTTCGGCCCCATCATTGTTCTGAACCCAACACCATTCATTCCCTCGTTGTTGTAGAGCAAACCGTTGTGTTCGCTAAGGAACAATTGGATTAGGATTGATTTACCCGAACCCTTGTCGCCACGCATCAAGATGTGCAAACGGGTGTCAGCAAGTTTTGACATCGGTGTGTAAATCGGGTGTCTGCCTTCCCGTCCCTTTGGGGTAGGCATGTGGCTATCCTCATCACAACAATGGCAAGTCATTCCTTTGTTTATGACATTGAACATGTGTGCCCCCACGGAACAAAGGAAAACTGGTATTTTGTCCTCGACACCAATGAAAAAGTTATCACTGGCGTAGGTCTCCACGAGATTGAAAATGTCTTTTGTTTGGGTCATTGGATTCACTCCATTCACCCCCCATCATTCTTCTTCGAGCATCTCCATGTAGTTATCAATCCGTTCTTTCAATTCATCAGTGTTTATGTCGGGGGAATCTAATTGGGCTTTCACTTGCTTACGGATGAAAGCGGGGTATTTGCGGAAGGCAAAGGCCAATGATTTCTGTTCATGCATAGCCAAGGATAATTTTGCCACCACCACTTCTTCGGGAACAATGTCAAAAAGGCTGACGGTGTAGGTATTGCCGGTGCCTCGATGTTTGGTGTAGCCAGCACGGCGGAACATTGGGTGGATTGCCAAAAGAGATGATGCCGCTTTGATTTCTTGGGACACCACGGACGACAGATTGTTGTCAATGTAATTCACAATTTCATGCAAGGAGCAACGGCCGTTGATTCTGATGTATTGATATGCAGCATTCACGAATCGTTGGTTGCCCGTGTTGCTGTTGCCCATAATCTCCTCTAAAGCATGGTAGGATATAAAGGCGTCGGTCGGGCAATTCTTTCTGATTGATTCTTCTCCGTGAGAAAGAAATAAACGCATGACGGCGGGACAAGCGGCGTTTTTCTTTTCTTGTTTCATCAGGATTTTGAATCTATTCTGTTCTGTATGTAAGAACGCCATTTCACCACCCCCCATGTCTTAAGAAAGAATAAAAATAAACCGAAAACCGATGCACAGCGACCCATTTATATTTTCTGCCGATTCTCCAAGAATAGAAAAAATTAGCGGCTTGCGACCCAATCCGCCATGATTCGGGTATTTCTCTTGTATTTTGCAAGCGTCGAGGTGTATTGAAAGCCCTCGGTTTTGAACAAAGGCGTGGTGTGGTTTAGGAGTGGGGACACATTGATGAAGTCGTCATACATGATTCTCAGGATGCGGTAAATCTCACTGTAGTCGGCGGTTGTCGAGCAACGCATAGGATATACGATATGAGCATGGGTATGCTCTCCCTTTTGTAGAGCCGGGATGAAGACAAACGATTGGGTTTCTTCAACCATAAGCACTCGTATCAACAACAGATTGTTGTCCTTTCTCCACACTCCAACAATGGACGGTATCGTTTTTGCACGGTAGGAGGAGAACCCTTTGACCTTGACATGCATGGTGTATGGCTCCCAAAACAAAGCGTAAGCACTTTCTATACCATCATCCGACAACATGATTTTGCTTATTTCGTCAAGGGCGGGGTAGGTAAGATGTCCCCAGGGTCTATGGATGATACGGACAATGAACAGATTTTTCTCCATATCTCCTTGAAGAATGACCTTTGTTTCATCCCCTTCCAACAACACACCTTTGATGATGTCGAGTGCAGTTTCTCCGGTTTCTGTGAAACGGTGTTTCAACACATCATTGAAGTGGCTTCTTGGGAGTGTTTCTTTGTGGCAAACGGTATCAAGCAGATTCCACAAGGTGTGGTAGCCCTCGAAGATGTAGGTTGTGTAAGTGTCTTTGTCCATAATTTTCAGACATGGGTTGAACTTCCGGTTGGTTCCATAGCCCATGTATTCCCATCCAAGATTCTCCTTTGCCAAATCAAGCAGATAGTGCGGTTTCATCAAATCATCTCCTTCCACCAGGTCGGCGTGGCCCGTCCTTTGTTCCATGTAGCAAAGCCAGCCTTTTCACGGACATAAAACTTGCGGTATGCCCCCACAGAATCATAGACTGTGGCATCCAAAAGGTCAAGATTTCTGCCAACGGACTGATTCAAAGCACGGGCGAAAGGTGTCTGCGGACCAAAAGAAATGTAGTCTGACCAATTGATGTCCCCCAACACTTGCAGTTGCCGCTCGGCGGCGTGCTCTTTGTTGTATCGGAAGCGGAACTCGTCGCAAAGGGATAGACCATGCTCCCACAGCCATAGCATGTTGTCGTAGGACTCGGATGCCCAGATAGTGCATGGGTGGTGAGGGTAGCCCCCACGGTGAGGTTTTCCCGTTGATTTAGCCAGCGGCATTTTGTCGAGCGGGCAATCGTTTGAAAGCAAAGCGGAAACCAACATCTGAACGGTCTCCGTAGGCATCTTGACAATGTGCTGGTCGCATTGATAGCGAGCCGCTGTGTCGGGGTCTGCATCAAGAATGAAAATGTTCATTCTTCCTCACCAACACTTGTCGCAACGCATTTCGTCTTCCCCATCATCATACCATGAGTCCGTTGTTAGAGCACCACAATTTTCACATTCCTGAACGCTGTTGTCAGGTTTTCCGTTGATGTAGATTACGCCATCCTCGACTCTCAGGGTTGGTCGGGTCTGAAAAATCATCCCGCATGTTGCAGGGTCTTGGTCAGTCTCGGGCAATTTGTCAAGGTCAATGACACAAAAGATTCCGGCATCAACACCGAAGGACATTTCATCATTTGCGGTGTAAAGGCCGTAGTCCCAGTGCCACGAGCCGTCGCCTCCATTTGACCAAATCTTGATTCGTTGGCCGTGCCAGGTAATGATTGAATCCAGATGGTCTCCGTCCGACCCTTCGTGTTTGAGTGTCTCGTCGCAGAACTTGTCCCACTCATCGTCGGGGATGATGTAGCATGGGTCGCCAAGGTAAAACATCAGATGGCCTCCTTGTCAATGAACTGGTGGATGCGATACATGGCTTCCTGAACATAATTGTTCCACTCGTTGAAAAAGCGGTCGCCACGGTCCTGGTAGGACTCATGCATGTCCGTGAAGCCCAATGATTTGTAGAGTTCGTCGTGATTCCAAGCGTGGTTAGTCTCGAAGTTTTCCGATGCGGGACAGTTAGCCAGCCGTCCCTCACCCAACTCCAATGCCATCTCGAAGAATGCACGGGGTATTTTTTCGTTTTCAAGTGTCCATTTGTCTTTCATAAATCCTCACCATACCACTCAATAAAGGCGTGGGGGTCAGCCATGACCCACACCGAGCACATGTAATTTGACTGGCCATCGGCATTCGTTGTCCAGGTTTTGTGTTGCTCCACGCCACGAGTGATTCTGATTGTTTGTGCAAGCGAAGCGGGGCTTGCAACATACCGACCGATGGAAGAACGCTGTAGTCGTTCAAACAATTGTTGCGTCGTCAGGCCGTCGGGCTCCTGAACGAGGTTCTCATAGATAAGCAATTTTATGCGGGTGCTCCTGCGACCCGTCTTTGATTTGTAGCCAGCCATAATACAACACAACCCATGATAGGATATAAAGTCATCGCTGACCGCTCTGCTTTCGCTTTTCGGCCTTCCATTTTAAATAACAAGGACCGCACCTTTTCTCGTATTTGTGCCCCGATGGAGAGCCCGATAATTCTGCGCCACAATCCGAACAACCAGTTTTCGTGTTTTGCACGGGAACCTCGCTTTCGGTAAGGTATTTTACTGCGAGACTTTTCACAAGTTTTTCGTCAGTCTCGGTATCAAAGTCAAACAAGCCATTTTGTATAAGCTTCTTAGCAAGCAATTTCAACTCCCCAACTTGGAGAAGAAGGTAATTGACCCTTGCCTGAGATTTTCTGGACATTACTTACCACCACTTTTATCAGCCGGTCAGGTAGTCAGCATATCCTCGACATTCCTGCAAAAAGATGATGAGGTCTGCATGTTTGGATTGCTCTGGTTGTTGGTAATACTGGGGATGGGTGATGAGGCTGTGGACTTTGATACGAGCCAACTCGGCGTAGGCCTCTACCATGATTTTTTCCATGTTCTCCATGACAACAGTGTTTTCATCCTGACTCACCACCCACTTGATAACCTCGGGGTGCTTTGCGAACCAGTAATAATTTACAAGGGTTATTCTTGTTGTGAACACCCGGTCGCCATGCAGTCGGTTGGTGTCGAGGTCTGACCACGACAATTTTTCTCCGGGACGGAATGGTTTGTCTGTCATGTTCTCACCACAGGGTAATAAAGTCGCTTCCATCTTCATTCCACTTGGAACAACGGTCGCGAGAATGAAGTAGGTTCCCCTGCTTCGGCATCATGTCGTAGGGCGCATAATAGACCTTGCCCATCCAATGTCTGAGGTCATTGGCGATTGGGGAGTGGTAGATGGCCCAGGTAGAGTCGCAACAATTTGCTTGGCGAATCTCTATCTGGTTGATTCGGATGCACGAGTATTTCAAGTCGTCGTAGGCTTGGGCGCAACAGTAGTCCTGACACCATTCGTTAGGATTTTTTGTCTCCTCGAAGATGATGATGTGGAGGCGTCTGTCAATCCATACTTTTGCTTGTGTTGGGATGAGGCAGTCGGTGTCATGGAAGTCCCGACCCTTCTTGTAGATGATGTTTCTGAACTCATCATCAGGCCAAGCGGCCTTCATTCCATCGCTCATTGTGAATCCTCCAATCGGTATTCGGCTCGAAGCTCATCGCAACGCTTCACGAAGCGTTCCCTGTCAAAAACTGCGTTGGTGTGGATGAGTGTTTCGGCCATCCAGTCCCGTGTGAACTTGAACAGGTAATCATCAATCATGAGGCTGATGCACCATGCGAAGTATTCAAAGTGCTGACGAGTCAATGGGGTCTTGGGTATCTTGGTCATTGTTCTTCCTCCTCTTTCAATTGGGTGAGAATGTTTCCACAGCGAGTGCTACGCTGGATGATGAGGTCCTCGCAACAATTGGCACAATACCAGCGAGTGTTGCTTGAGGTTGGGTAGAAGTTCTTACGGCATGTTGGTCTCATACACTGCTCCCAGTTGTCAGATTTGGGAAAGGTGTTCTCGTATTGGCGTCGAGACCTGTCCGATAGAACCCACCAGCCGTGCTTTCGGCGGAAGTCAATTTCCCTAAAGTCCTGGGAATCGTTGTTCATACTTCTTCACCTTCCAGCCTTTGTTGTCCGGCGCACTTGAAATCATCATGCGAGCAATCCATTGGTTCGGCACTTGGCCACGCAACGATGAGATAATCGCCAATGCCTCCTCCGTCGTCGTCTTCGAGGGTCGCATACATTGTGGAGCAATCCTCCCAAGACTTGTGAATGACAAGTTCCAGTTCCTCGGAACCCGCCTTGACCATGATACCAGTTCGGTGTGCATCATACTTGTTGTATTCATAACAGTGCTCGCACACTTTGGCCCCCTTGGAGTAGAAAACCCGGAAAGTCTCTCCATCTCTAAAGACTGTCATTGCGCTCCCTCATGATGTGTTCGTAAATCTTGTTGAATCGGGAAAGAAGTGTTGAACGGCTCCCGGTGATGTTGAAGTAGGTCTTCACATCGGACACCTTCCAGCGGCGATGGGGTTTCATGCCAACCTTGCACCACATGGTCAAGTCCCGCTTGCTCACCATCAGATTCCAAATGGCGTGGGGCATCTGCGCTCCGTTCACATTGACAAACTCGCCACTTTCGAGCTGGTGCGTCAATTGGTTCCAGAAGGGGCTGGCAATTAGGTTCTCAAGTTCTTTCTTTGTCAGGGTCATGGTGTTTCAACTCCGTTTCGGCTTTCTCCGCCTACACATCACTGATTGTTTGACAGCATATAAACATTGGCTTGGCGAGGCTGGCATCATCGGATTCGCCTCCATAGCGTTATTCTGGTGTCCACATCAATTTGCTGGAAATCGGGGTGTGGTCTCAAAACACCAATCACTTGCATGGTGGATGGCTGGAGAGCACGAGACCTCGCCCCACGATTCAGTTTTTTCTGGTGTGTGGACCAGTCATAATCCATGAGTTTTCTTGCAATGTCCTTGGCAACGAATTGGTCTCCGACCCGCATGACAAGCTTGATGTCTTTCACCCAGCGTTCTTTCTGCGTTGCGCTGATTCTTGCCATCACGACACCCACTTGTCTTCGAGTTGGCTGATAGCCACGATGGCTCTCATGGCGTAGGAAAACTCCATTTTGCGAAAGAAGAATGGTCCGTCGGTCGAGGGTAGTTTCAACCAACGCTCTGTGATGTGGTATTGGAAGGGTCGTCCACCCTCCCAAGAGCGAATCTGCAAAACACCTGGCATGTTGGGGTGAGGCTTGAATTGGAACTCTGGCCATTCATCGTCCCAGGCCTTCATGTCGGCGGGGTTCTTGTCCTTCTCTTTGACAGCAGCAAAGAAGCGGCGGCTGGCCTCGTCAAAGTGGGCCTGTTCTTCGGCATCGGTAATGTCTTGGTCGGTCATTCTTCTTCCTCCTCTTCTTTGTCAAAGTCCATGTAATCAACACGGCCCATGAGGAAGGCGTGGACTGAACAAGATGGCTCCTCCCCATTCGGGCACAGAATCTCAGCCCACATTTGATTCGCTTCAACCCCCATGTCCTCCAGGTTGTCAAATTCTTCCTGAAAAGAGCAGTTCCACCAATAATTGTGGTCAATGTTTCCAATTTCCCAAGATACCCACACATTAGAACTGGCTTTCAGACATTCAATGGTTTTCCAGGAGGTGGGGTCGCTTTTATCTGCCAGCACAAGGTCTCGACCTTTGTGCATCCTGCCCTTCCCTGCTTTGATGTGGAGCCCTTTCACTCCATTGACTCTCTTTTGAGCCACCATCCGACAAACTTCCACAAACTCAAACCATGGAGTGTTGTGGTAGTTCAGGTCAACGCTTGCATTTGCTCTTGGGTATCTGTATGGTTCTTCACTCATCTTTCTTTTCCTCCTCCTCGAATGTTGTTTGGAGAATGTAATCAACGGCTGCTTGTGCCCTTGACCCTGCTTTGATGATAAAGCCTGGGTCGGAATCCAATCGCTTCAGCCAACTGGCGATGTAGGATGCTTGGTTTTCAAGACCATCTTCCAATGCTTCGGAAGGTAGGATGTTGAAATGTCTGCACAAAAGGGATGCACCCATCTCGGCAACCAGCTCCTCGAAGGCGTATTCTTTGTCTCCGAAGATGCCGAATGTCCTGTTCTTGCGCTTTGGGTGGCCTGTTGAATGAATGGACTCGTGGAACAATGTGGGGAGCATGGCGTAGCCATCTGGGAACGCATGGCGGTCTGGCATACCGATGGAATCTCTGCCCAACGAATAGAAGGCACGGGCACCGCCCCAACTGACCGGGATGCCCTCCTTGTCGAGGTAGATGTCAAACAACTCCTGTTCAATGGCTTCCTCCCGCTCGGTCATGGATAACTTCTCCTCCTCGGACAGGTCAATCGGGTTTGCTGGGATGTTGGTTTGGCTCCTGCCGAACACTTTGAACCACTTGAGAATAGGGATTCGCTTTTCTTCCTCGTTGCCGTAGTCGTCCTTCTCTTTGATTTTTATGAGATTGAAATAGACAACTGTGTGGGCCGACATACCCTTCTGCACGCCATAATAGGTAGTGGTGTGCTTGTAAGGTTTGCCGTTTTTGCCCTCTCGCAGTTCGTATTCGCCCTGCTCGATAGCATACTTGCGGCCTACCTCCGACCACTGCTTGAACGATGCAAACTCGGTGTCGCCAGCAAACTGGAGGATGAATTGATTGACTCCACGGTAGGGTTTGCCTGACACGATGTTGTGAGCCATGCCCGTCGAGCACTTGCTGGTGTCCCATGGCTTGTTCCACGGTTTGACACCTTCTTTGATTTGCTTCTTGAACATATCGGCAATCTCCTGCACGACTTTGGCTCGTGCGTTGGCCGCCTTGTTTCCTTTTCCGCTCATGTTTCATAACCTCCGCTAACAAGTATCTGATTGTGTGTCAGCATATAAACATTGTGTTCGGGCATCTGCATCACGGTTTTTGTCTGCAATTTCTAATTTCGGTGCGATTTTGGATTTCGCCTATTTTTCTTGATTTCGTCTGTCAAAACACCATACCAGTGAAGTTGTTTTTCGAGCTCAGCGAGCGACATCAAGCTCTTTCCACCATCCTCACTCATCACAAGCCACATGCTCTCAGATTTGTGGTAGTGTCTTGGTTTGCACAATCGCCAGTATTTTTCGTCATACCTGATAACAACCCATCCTCTGGATTTATGGCTTCCTGCCATAGCCCATGCAGCTGGGATTTGTTTCCAGGTGGTGAACATCATGAGGCCCGCCGGAAAAAGTCAGTGATTTTACGAAAAGGAAGCTTGGAGTGCATTTGGCAGTCGGGGCAAGGCCATTGCAGGACTTTGGGCGGAAGCCTGAAATCTACGGTGTGAATCTCACCACGATAGAAGGCTTCGAGGCTGTCGAGACTGCAGAAGGCATCAACACCTGGTTCGTGTGGATGGCAAGGGTAGTAGGCGATGGAGCCGTCTCCATGGCGATGCAGAGCACCGACCACACGCCCTCGTTGGTGCTTGCAGAGCTTGATTGGGATTCTCTCACTCACGGCGTTCATCTCCGAAAATCAAAATGGGCTCAGTCAGCACACGGCCCTGCTTGTCAATCCATATCTCATAGATTGACATGTGAGGAGTCGGGTCCATGATGAGTGCTTCCATCGCATCAAGCTGGGTCGGGTATTTGCCTCGGCGTTTGCCGTCAGCGTAGGCCCAATACCAAGCCGTGCCTTCGGTCATTCAGCCAACCCCAAAGTCCAAGCGTGAACCCAATCGTCAGTCTCAAGTCGGCCGCAGTGCTCGCATTTCGAGCAACCGCTGGGAACATGAACACCACTCCCGATTGCGAGAGCAGGTTCCAACATGACCTTGACAAAGGAATGCTTGCAAGGCCCAAGCATGTCTGGTGAGTAGGAGATGTAGGCGGGCTTCCATGAAGGTCCGAAGGTGTAGGGGTGGTTCACTGCCATGGCATCCCAGCCTCCTCAGCACGCTTGGCGTGTTTGTCGTGGAATGCCTTGTTCTCCTCACGGAAGAGGAAAGGTGTGTGCTCCAGCACATCGTCAACTCCTTTGTAGCACAAATCCCAGCGGATTGACTCGATGAGTGCTTCGTGAACCTCTGGAAGGTGAATGCAGGTGGTGAAGTTGGT